ATTCAGCATGATCAAAGCCCACCGTTTTTCTTTCACTTGAACCCTCTTTAAATGGCTTTAAAATATCATTTAAAAGCCATTGCAGATTCAAAATAATTCCCTATCTTTATGCAATGTTAGGCTGCTATACCTGACACTTCATCCGGCTTCGTGTACAGCATCATGTCTGTATATTTAGCTTGATAGTTTACGCTTGCACTAAACTCCGCTTTCCTGCATTCCTTGAATGGGCTGCCGACAAATGGGTTTCGGTCCATCCAGTCGCACAGTTCTAAAATGGAGGACTTGTTCGAAGTGAAGTACACAAACGAATGCCCTTTCAGAACGGTCAGCACGTCCAGGTAGTCAGCCAGACGCCAGGACATCTCGTAAGTACCCACCTCGGTGGAAAGGTACGGCGGATCAACCAGGAACACCACACCCGGAACATCCTTGTAACGTTTGAATACTTCCTTGTAGTCTTCGCTGGTTATAGTCAGTCCTTCCAGATAATCCTTTGCTTCGGGATAATCTGTTTGCCGAATCCTATTGTAGATGGCTTCTTTCTTCATTCCTTCCAAACTGGTCACATATTTCATGGCGAACAACAAGGATGCGGAAACCGTGATATAATCCACGTAGCCGTGCTCTTTTTCTTCCCTCTCAATACGGGCAAACATTTTATCGCGAACCTCCCCGGTTATACGTTTATTTCTGGGTTCCCCTTCAGCTATCCGGCGCAAATCGGATAACAGCACATTGGTGGCTGGGATATTCGCAAGCCTCCGGCGGTAGTTGTCGAAGTCGTTATACACAACGGCGGCATCAAGCCTGACACATTTGGTAATATGTGACAGCAGGCCCGAGCCGCCAAATAGGTCCACAAACACGGTGCTGCCCGGGAACTGTCCCAGCACCCTGATAAAATCCTTCGCAAACATGCGTTTCTGCCCCACGAAAGGAAGCGGGGCGGACAAATACATCTTTTTCATTTCATTCTGCTTTAAAACGGCCGCAAAGGTCCCCAGAATAAACGAAAAACAGCGGGAAACATGAACGGTTCCCGCTGCAAGACATATACAGCAAACTACACGTTCAGCCCGAAGCGGACCGCCTCGTCACCGGCAAGCAGTGCGCGGGTTCCCTGGATATTGTTCTCGTAGATATGCACATTTCCCAAGTAGAGGGTGATCGACTTCAAGGGAAGTTCTATCTGCCGCGCCATCAGGTACAAGTGGTAAATATCGGAAGGTAGCCCGAGGTTCGCGTCACTGCTACGCTGGTAGGCGGATAGAACCAGTTCACCGCCATCTAACTGGAACTGTACCAGACTCAAACAGGGTGCCTGGTTGCTCTCGGCACCGGTTTCGCCCAGGAAAAGCACGTAGTTCTTGCTGTTGCGCCTCTCCCGGTTGATTTTCGCTATCAACGGAGGCAGCTTCTCGAAATAGGTCGGGTAACTGTTCACCAGGATGGAGCCGCAATAGTCCCACCAGTTGATGCCGGCCTCCCGGTACTTCTCCACGTTGCGCTCACCCTGCATAAATAACTGCAACTCGCTGCGGAGCTTCTTGCGGGCGATATTATGCCCCTCGAATATGTCAAGCAGGTCCGCCGGTGTCAGTGACAGCTGCTCGTTCAGAAGGTATTGTATATTTCCCTTCTTGTTGGTCTGTGTTTTTCCCGTGGCAAGAATCTTGTCCAGGATACGGTAATACTTGTTCATAGCCATTTCCTCCTTCTAAATTTGAAACACCCTAAAGATAAGGGGAAACGGCACTCCCTACGACATAAAACAACCCGTTCACACTGCAAGCGTCTTGCAGTCGCTCTGGAATCGTTTCACCAAGGCATAAACCTTGCGTTCGCTCACCGAATACTTTTCGGACAATACGGCCACAGCATACGAGACTTTTTCACCTTGATCGAGTAGGCGGGTATAGTCCGCGTACAGGTCGATATACCGGGCATCTTCCAGACGGATGCCGGCCGCCTGAAGCCTTTTCAACAGCTCCCGGTTAAAGTTTAATATCTCAATCACTTTCATACAACAAAAAAATTATATCTTTGCATCGCCAATCATTTTTTAGACAACAAAAAAAACGTCAAACCGTGACAGAGGGTATTTGCCCCCGGTCGCGCGGTTTGGCGTTTCATGTTTATAAAAGTGATTGGCGTTACTTTTTAACAGGCCGGGGGCTTTTTTCTTATCCTCCCCCGAAGGATTTATTCCACCCGGTACTTCTCCGGATCAAAAGCGTCTTTCTTCCTCCAGCCGTCAGACAGCGTGTCCTGAACATGCTTCATGGCTTTCGTGTAGAAATCGGTCAGTTCCTCCAGTGTGACGAACTCCCGATATTGGGGAACCTCATCCGTACCGAACTTGAATGTCACGGGAAGCGTAGCACCACCAGTCTGTACGGCCAGATCATACGCTGCCTTATAATTGAACTGGTTTTCACTTGACAGCCATACCGGCATACCTTCATAGAGAAAACCGGAAAGTATCTCACGGTCAATTTGCTCATTACACCAGTCTGTAATGACGGACTTTATAGTATCCATGTGAGGTCTGCCGACAAAGCCTTCCTCCATGTAGGAGGCGGATCCGTCCTCACGTTCCTGTACATCCCAGCGGATGCGCCATCTGTTGCGTGCCGGGCTCACGCACTCGATCAGTTTTATCCCGGATGTTCCTTCTACCCGTTTCATGTAAATATGTATTTAGTTCGACCCTTGCCGAAGGTTTCCGTCTTGATGGTGGTCTCGAACGGGAAGCCGTCGGGCATATCCTTCACTTGCAAGAGGATGTTCTTCATCTCCTCGCTGTTGGTAAAGAACTTTTTCGGTTCACCGTTCATCTCAATGGCCACGATACAGCGGTCCTCGCCCTGTTCGGTCTTGATGCCCGTCTCGAAGTCCTTCACCACAATCGGTAAGTTCACCAGCTCCCGGATGCTTACCACCACCCCGGGAAAACGTTTCTTGCCGTCCTCCGGCTTGTAGGAAACGTTCAAGTCTTTAAATGATCTCATGTCTTTGCCTGTTAATTTTTTAAACAACGTATGACAGTCGGCGTGCTTGGCCATCCCGTAGAACGACGCTATCAGCTCACGCCTCCTCCTTCTCGATTTTACCTCGTGCATTTTTCGGGCGAACTTCTGCTTGATGCGCTTGCGAAGGCGGACATGGTCCGCACCGAAAGTCACATACCCCAGAAAGTCGATGCCCTCGCCCGGCGGGAACACGCGCTCGTTCCCCTTCACCAGGAGACCGGCACACTCCATGCGCCCGTGGACGGCATCACGAATCTTCCACAGTTCCGCTTTCGTTTTACCCAGTACGACGCCGTCATCACAATAGCGGTAGAAATGACGCACGGCATACCTGTCCTTCAAATAATGGTCCAAAAACACAGACAAAAGCAAATTACCCAAGCCCTGTGAGCTACGCAGGCCGATACTCAACCCGTCAGGCATCAACCGGACAAAATTGTCAAGCATGGCGATGAGTTTCCTGTCCTTGAACACGCGGTTCACGCAATACATCACAAAATCCTGCTTCACGCTCTCGTAGAACTTGGTGATGTCAAACTTGTAACAGTAACGCGTGCCATCAGGATCCTCGGCCATGTCACGGCGGACATACGCCAGGAGGTCGTGCATACCCCGTCTCTTGATACTGGCGGAGGTGGTACGGATGAAACGTTTCCGCAGATGGCGGTCCACCACCGCCATGATGGCGTGCACGGCGATGCGGTCCTTCATCGGGATCACCTGGATGCGGCGCAGCTTGCCGCCCTCGATGATCTCGCGCTCGCGGTAGTCCTTCACGCGGAAAGTACCGGATGCGATCTGCGCGGTCAGTTCCTCCAACACCTCGGGCTTATGCGCGAGCAGGTGGCGCCCCTGGCGGCTGCGTTTACGCTTGCTGCCGCGAAGGACCTGCCGGAAGGAAGCCTCCATGTTGGAAGGCTCCACGATCTCCTCGATGATATACCCAACCCTGCGCATAAATTACTGTTTACTGTTTTTTAATACGGGGCCTTCAATCCCCCGGGCCCGGCTTCTTCGAACCGTTTCCGGCCTACCAAACCCTACCCGACACTCTGTTTTTCAGTTTTCCAGCCCTTCCG